ATTTAAAGGTAATGAGTATACTGCTTTTGGTACCACATTACACACGATTTGCGAAAATCTTGTTAAAGGAGACATAGAGGATTATAATCCGCATGTCCATTTTCAAGAGGAGTTTTTGAAAAACTTACAAAGCCTTAAAGAACTAGTTCCTGATATGGAGTTTAATTCCACTCTTGTTGACGATATGAGATCTCAAGGCGCTCACATTATTCAGTTTATTCTCCCTGCTCTTAAAAAGACTTTTGGTAAATTTGAATTAATTGACGTTGAAGAACAACTATATGAAACGATAAAAAATCAAGATCAAAGCTTCAAAGGGTTTATTGATCTTATTATTTATACCCCAAAGGATAAGAAATATCATATAATTGATTGGAAAACATGTTCATGGGGTTGGGATAGTCGCAAAAAAACAGAAAAGATGATTACATACCAGCTTACATTATATAAGCATTTTTGGTGCAAGAAGCACAATAAAGATTACGGAGAAGTGCTTACACATTTTGCTCTTCTCAAAAGAACAGCGAAAAAAAACAACGTTGAGATATTTAAAGTAACTAATGGCGCCAAAAAAATAGATAATGCACTTAAATTATTAAATAAGGCGCTTTATAATATTAATAAAAATATTAACATCAAAAATAGACTATCGTGTCACGGTAGATATGGAACATGTGAATATTACAAAACAGAATTCTGCAAATAAAGAGGTTTATATGGAAAAAAAGATTAAGGTTTTCACCATTAGTGATATGCCACTAAGTCCTAGTGGTGTCGGAACTCAAACTAAATATGTATGTGAAGCATTGTTGAGATCTGGAAAGTTTGCTATTAGGTCTTTTGGCGGCGCAATGAAGCACCCCAGTTATGATCCAATTAAAACTGAGGAATGGGGCGATGATTGGATTATGTATCCTGTTAATGGATATGGAACACCTGAGATGGTACGTTCAATACTGCGTCAGGAAAAACCAGATATTATGTGGTTTATGACCGATCCACGATTTTGGGGATGGCTGTGGGAAATGGAAAATGAAATTAGACCTCTTCTTCCAATGGTTTATTATCATGTCTGGGACAACTATCCTTATCCCACCTATAATAGACCTTTTTACCAATCAAACGATCTTATCGCAACTATCTCAAAAGTTACCGATGATATTGTAAAAACAGTGGCTCCCAATGTTAAATCACAATATATTCCACATGCCGTGGATAATGAAATATTCAGACCACTAGAAAATGCAGATCAAGTAGAGGCTTTAAAAAAGGAAGTTTTTGGTGAACATTACGATCCCAATAAATTTGTTTTCTTTTGGAATAATAGAAATGCGAGACGAAAGCAAAGTGGCTCATTAATTTTTTGGTTTAATGATTTTCTTCAAAAAGTGGGAACAGACAAAGCATGTTTAGTTATGCATACGGAAGTAAAAGATGAGCATGGTCAGGATTTGCAAGCTATTATAGAAGAGTTAGGTTTAACCAATGGTGAAGTGTTGTTTAGTCAAGTAAAAGTTCCACCTGAGAAGTTGGCTTTGATTTATAATATGGTTGATTGTACAATTAATATTTCCGATGCTGAAGGGTTTGGTTTGGCCACATTAGAATCTCTTTCTTGTGGTACTCCTATTATTGTTTCTAAAACAGGAGGTCTTCAGGAACAAGTAGAATCAGCTGATGGAAAAGAAAAATATGGAATAGGCATTGAGCCGGTATCAAAGGCTATTATTGGCTCTCAAACAATCCCATGGATTTATGAAGATCGACTCAACGGTGATGATGTGATACAGGCGATGGAAACTATGTTTTTGATGAGCAAAGAAGAAAGAACTGCATTGGGATTGGCTGGAAGAAAACATGTAATGAAAAACTATAGTTTCGAGACATTTAACAGCACTTGGGTTGAAACTTTAACCAAACTTTATGAAGAAGAAGGATCTTGGGATACTAGAAAAGACATACAACGTTGGATATTGGAGGAGATTGCATTATGAAAGTGATAGTAAGAGGACCAGCACTTACAAGAACTGGATATGGAGAACATTGCCGATTTGTTCTTAGAGCTTTAAGAACTATTGAAGATAAAGTCGATATATATCTTCTTCCAGTAAATTGGGGGGAATCCAATTGGATTTGGGAAGATAACGAAGAACGTCAGTGGATCGATTATACAGTAAGAAAAACAGCTTTATATCATCAACAGGAAAATCCTCAATATGATATGAGTATTCAAGTTACCATTCCTAACGAGTGGCAGAAAATGGCGCCAATTAATATTGGAGTAACTGCTGGTATTGAAACAACAAAAGTGGCGCCTATATGGTTACAGCAAGCTAATGAAATGGATAAAGTAATTACTGTTTCGAATCATTCGGCCGAAACGTTTTTAAATACGGTATATGAAGGGACACACCCAGAAACCGGTCAAAAAGTTAAACTTGAGTGCAATAAAAAACTGGACGTGGTACATTATCCGGTAAAGACTTTTGAAAATGTAGATTTAGATTTTAACTTTTCTACTAAATTCAACTTTCTAACCGTTGCTCAGCACGGCCCAAGAAAGAATCTCGAAAATACGATTAATTGGTTTGTTGAGGAATTTATCGACAATCGGGATGTTGGATTAGTAGTTAAAACTTTTTCAAAAGGCGGCTCAATTATTGATAGAATTCACGCAAGAAAGATGCTTCAGGGGCTATTGGGTAAATATGAAAATAGACAATGCAAAGTATATTTACTTCATGGAGACATGACTGAAGAGGAAATGCACTCCTTATATAAACACAAGGATGTTCATTGTTTAGTTTCTTTAACGCATGGTGAAGGTTTTGGATTACCTCTTTTTGAAGCTGCATATTCTGCCATGCCTGTTTTAGCAACTGATTGGAGTGGCCATTTAGACTTTCTTTATAAACCGGTGAAAGATAAAAAGGGTAAAGAAAAATTACGACCTCATTTTGCAAAAGTCGATTTTGATTTGCAACCTGTACAACAGTATGCGGTGTGGGATGGTGTTATACAAGCAGATTCAATGTGGGCATACCCTCAACAGGGCTCTTATAAGATGAAGCTTCGCGAAGTTTATAAAGATTATGGTCGATTTAAAGCTCAAGCAAAGAAGCTTCAAAAATGGATTGCAAAAAACTTTACTGAGGAACAGCAGCATGCAAAGTTTAAGAAATTTGTGGAAGAATGGCTTCCATCTGAAGATGAATTGAATTGGCAACAAGAGTTAGACGCAATTGAAATAATATGAAAAACTTAGTTTTTGTTGCAGATATGTTTCGTTCTGATATTTTAGGAGGAGCGGAAAATAATGATCATGTACTAATCAACCACTTAAAATCAATTACTTCAAATCTACAGCTGATCAGCTGTCGGACCCTAACTCCAGAACATATTGAAGAAGGCGACTTCTTTGTTATAAGTAACTTTATTTTTCTTAGCGAAATTAACAAAGAACTTATCATGAAGAAACCATATATTATATATGAGCATGATCATAAATATATAAAAACTAGGGATCCAAGTGTTTTTCCTGGCTTTCAAATACCGGAAGATCAGGTTATAAATAAGGAATTTTATGCAAATGCCAAAATGGTAGTAGTGTTGAGTACTATATGCAAAGAAATACTTCAAAAAACACTGCAAATTGACAATGTTTTTAGTATAGGATGCAGCTTATGGTCTGATGATAGGTTAGACTATATCAAAACCCTAATAGGCGAAGAAAAGAATGAAAAGTATGCAATTTTACAATCAAGTAATCCTATAAAAAATACATCCCGCGCTATAACTTTTTGTAATAAAAACAATATTGAATTTGACTTGATAAAACCTTGCGACGAAGAAGAGTTGCTAAAACAATTGGCAAAATACGAAGGGTTGGTATTCATCCCTGGAGTGTTAGAAACGTTCTCTAGAATATCTGCGGAAGCTAAGATGTTAAATTGCAAATTAGCTACAAATCCTAGACTATTGGGATTTGGTTCTGAAGAAATATTTAATATGACCGGTGAAATATTGATAGAAGAAATAAGAGAAAGAAAAAATAAAGCTTTACAAGTATTTGAAGAAATTATAGAAGGTACCAATGGAAAACGTAGTAATATTAGCATCTGATCACAACGGCGTAGAACTAAAATCACAGATTAGGTTGTTTTTAAAAAGCAAAGGCATTATAACAATTGACATTGGACCATATGATACAGAGAAAAAGGTTGATTATGTCGATTACGCCACTCAGCTTGGTAAAATAATATCGAATGGAGATGCATCTAAGGGAGTACTCATTTGCGGAACAGGAGTTGGGATGAGTATCGCTGCAAATAGAAATGATAAAATTAGAGCAGCTTTGGTACATAATTATTTTACTGCTCCAAAGTGCCGAGAACACAATGATGCTAATGTGCTTTGCTTGGGTAGCTGGATAACTCCCTATCCTCAAGCAGAAGAAATAATGAATATTTGGATTGAAACTAGCTTTGGAGAAGGTCGACATATAAAGAGAATCGATAAACTCTCGAAACGTGAAGAAGCAGAGATTGTTTTCACTAATGGCGTATTTGACATCATCCACACAGGTCACATTGAATTATTGAACTTTTCTAAGAATTTAGGGAAAAAATTGATAGTTGGCATTAATTCAGATAAGGCTGTTAAGTCATTGAAAGGTGATGATCGACCAATCAACAACGAGAATGATAGAAAACGTGTATTAGAATCTTTAGGAATGGTTGACCAAGTTATTATATTTGATAACGTTGATCCATATGAACTAAGAGAATCCTTGGCGCCTGATATATTAGTCAAAGGTGGTGAATGGAGCAAAGAAGAAGTCCGAGAACGAGATAACGTATCAGACCAAATTGAAATAAAAATTTGTCCATTTGTCAAAGATTATTCAACCACAAACACAATTAAAAAAATATCTGATATAAGCACATGTCAAAAAAAGTCTTAATAATTGGCGATACCATAATTGATAAAGATGTTTATCTTCAAGCCATTGGTCTTTCCTTAGAATCCCCAACAATGAAAACATCTTATTGTGGTGAAAGTGTTAGCTATGGCGGTGCTGCAAACGTTGCCAAATATGCATCTTATTTTGGATTAGATATTACTTTTGTTAGTTGTATGCCATCAGGAAATGCTAGTATATTTTCTACGCAAAATAATCTAACTATGGTCAACTTAGATGACAAAATAGAAAATACAAAAATCAGATATTACATCGATCACGGGAATGAAAAGTATAAATACCTGCAGGTAAACAATACAAATAAGAAAATATGTGATTATGATGTGGACTTGGATATGGACTCTTATGATATCATAGCGTTTTCTGATTATCGTAGCGGAGTGATATCTGAAAAAATAATTTCAGAGAGTATTGCTAGCACAGCAACAACATTCGGTGCTTCGCAAGTTTCAAGTCATCAATCTAATTTCAACATGTATCAAGATATGGATTATTTAATTTGCAATGAACACGAGTCAACTTATTTTTCTAGAAGAGAAAATGTAATCATAACTAAAGGCTCTAACGGCTGTACTTTAAACAACAAAGACTATCAAGGACTTGTAGTTAAAGATCCTAAAAACATTATAGGCGCCGGGGATTGTTTTTATGCTGCGTATCTTGCTTATGAAGACCTAGATATCGCAAACGATGTGGCACGTGCTTATATAGAAGGAAATTTATCTAGACATGTTAAATAAACTAGTAGAAGTCAATCAATCGCTAAAAAAGGAAGGACTAGTAATTTTTACATGGGGTAATGCTAGCTGCAGATTCCAAGAAGATAATTCTCTTTTTATCAAACCGTCAGGAGTGCCATTCGAATTCTTAGAAGAAAAAAAATTAGCAAAGGTTGATCTAGCCACTGGAAAACATCTAGATGGTCTGAAACCCTCAGTCGACACTCCAACGCATCTTGTGTTATACAATGCTTTTCCGGAAATCAATGCTATTATTCATACGCACTCCAAGTATTGTACTATATTTGCGCAAGCTAAGCACGATATCCCTTGTCTTGGTACCACACATGCTGATTACTTTTATGGTGATATTCCAGTTGTTGACGAGTTAAATGAACAAGAAATAGAAGAAAACTACGAAGAGAATACTGGAATAAAAATTGTAGAATATTTTCAAGACCATAATATATCTCCAGAAGTAATTCCTGCCGCTTTATCTCCTTCTCATGGAGTCTTCGTGTGGGGAAAATCGTTAGATGAAGCATTACAAAATGCAATTATTTTAGAAAATATAGCGGAAATGGCTTACAAAACCAAGCAGTTGTGTTATAATAAACATATTACTTTTGATAATTGTTTATTAAATAAGCATTTTCTAAGAAAGCATGGCAACAAAAAATATTATGGACAATGAAACTAAATACGGCAGACAAGAACTACCACCCACCTCAAGCCCCATTAAAGAAATAGATAAGTACTGGGGCGATATAAAAACCCTCTTCGAGAACGACCAATATACAGTAAAAAGAATTTTTATGAGAAAAGGTACTCAAAGCAGTATGGAGTATCATATCAAAAAAGAAGAATCGTATTATATTGAATCTGGTAAGCTTAAAGTGGGTACAAGAATTGGAAGAGGAAAAAACACCTCATTGATATTGAATAAGAATGATGTTTTACACATACCACCAGGATTTATGCATATGAGAATTGCTTTAGAAGATACTGTAATTATTGAGTTTTCAACGCTAGATGACGATGGAGATTCACACATCGTTGAAGACGGAACAATCTACAAACATGAAGAGGAGATGTAATGAAACTTTTTTTAGATACAGCGAACATAACACAAATAGAAGACGCGATGGAGAAAGGAGTAATCCAAGGGGTTACAACAAACCCTTCTCTTTTAGCTAAAGAGCCAAAAACTGATTTTTACAACCATATACAAGAAATTGTGAATCTTTGCAAAGATTATAAGGACGGCGTACCTCTGAGCGTAGAGGTATTTGCTAATGAACCAGATGAGATGATTAGCCAAGCAGAAGAAATCATGCAACGCTTCGATTATCATAATTTGAATATCAAAGTGCCGGTAGGTTATGAGGAATTGAAAGTAATAAGCAGTTTAGCTGATAAAGACATACCAGTCAACTGCACATGTTGTTTTACAGCTACTCAAATGCAGTTGGCAGCGCATTCAGGCGCTAGATATGTTTCTCTTTTTTATAATCGTCTTTTTGATGTAGGAGGTTCTCCGCTAAAAGTTATACAAAGAGTGCGAAGATTCATAGAAACAAACAGATTAGAATGTGAAATTATTGCTGGAAGCATTAGAAATGCATATGATCTAGAAGATGCCTGGGATCATGGCGCTCATATAGTCACTGCTGGTTATTCTGTAGTTCAGAAGGCAACAGTTCATCCGAAAACTACAGAGTCTGTCGACGGTTTTCTGAAAGATTTTGGAGCGTGGATTAGTTAGTGGTGTACGTTTTCGACATCGATGGAACGATTTGTAACACAGAAGGTTCTGATTACGAGAATTCAACTCCAAAACAAGCGAGAATAAACAAAGTTAACAATCTATATGAAAGAGGTCATACTATAATCATGCAAACTGCCCGTGGAATGGGAAGAACAGAGAACAATCAAGAATTAGCAATAAAAATATTATATAATTTTACACAATCTCAGTTGGATGACTGGGGCGTGAAATATCATCAATTATTCTTAGGTAAGCCTGCCGGTGATTATTATATTGATGACAAAGGAATACCAGACAAGGAGTTTTTCAATGATAAATAATCCTGATTGGTTTCTAGAAAACCTTAAGAATAAAATTCCATTTGCTTATGTACGATTCAATGATGGCGAAATGATGGGAATTGCAAGAGTTGGTTCTGTTGTCGCTCGCGGAGATCAATATGTTGATCAAGCATTGAGCAAAGCACTCAAAGATGCCATTCTCCACCGACAAGAAAATTATTATATAGGCATACCTTGTTCTATTTGTTTCCCAGCCTATAGCAAGCTAGCCAAAGAAATGGTGGAAGACTACAATCTTACAACAAGCGCTGTTATACTAACAAATAAAAATTGGAAACGATTTGCTGATAGTCTTCCAAAGGTTATGGAGGGCAGAAGAATGCTATGGGTTTCTGGAAAAGACCAAGATCCAGAAAAATTAAAAGATTATGGCTTGGATATTGTGAAAACCATAAGACTGTCCAATAAAAATAGTTGGAAACATTACGATGAGTTGAAAGAATTAGTACCTCAGTTTTTTGAACCGGGCGACGTTGTAGGTATCTCCTTGGGTCCAACTGCCCGTATTCTTTGCAAATATTGGTTCGAAAAATATCCAGAAGTCACATTTTTAGACATGGGAAGCTTATTAGACCCTATAACCAAGAACGTCTGGTTTAGCGCCCATAAAGGGTGGGACGAAACAGGCTTTAATCTTTTAGAAAGGTGTACTGAATGCAACTAAAGAAGCATTTAGTCGCCGGTCCCTGGTGTGGTGAATTCGGCTGGGAGTTATTTGCGTGGCATGGCTATGTGAGAGCCTTATCCAGACATTTTGAGAAAACCACTGTGGTTTCTAGACCTAATTCTGAATATTTGTATTCTGATTTTGCAGATAAATTTATTCCTTTTGTTCCGAAGGGCGGCTTAGCTGATTCTTTCTTTATGCATAACTTTGATTATAATTCAGCAGTTAAAAGCGTTGTACGCGAAAACAATATAGAAATGAACAAGGACACAACATTGCTTGTTCCCAAAAGAATTGGTTTTCCTCCCAACACTCATTACACTGAGGCTATAAAGCTTGGACAATTCTCAATAACACCAGAATATCGTTTATATGGCGCAGAATCTGAACTCAAATATGATTTTATTTTTCATATTAGAGACCGAAAACTACGAAGTGAAGACAATTGGATTATCGATAATTGGCGTAAACTGCGGGATTTATTAGGAAAAGACAAAAAGATAGCTTGTGTTGGCACTAGTGAACAATCTGGCATCATTGAAGATACAGATGATCTACGCGATATCTCGCTAGAAAAAACCTGCAATTTGCTTCATAATGCTAAATATGCTTTTGGTCCTTCTTCTGGACCAATGCATCTAGCTAGTCTATGTGGATGTCCCCACGTCGTATGGTCCATCAAAGATCGCACAAGATATACTACAAATTGGAATCCACTTGAAACATCAGTACTCTATCTAGATGATGAAGGATGGCATATATCTCCGGAACGAGTACATAAAGAATATATAAATTGGAGTAAAAATGAAAACACTTAAAAGAAAAAACTGCATAATGTGCAAGAATAGCCTCGAAGAAGTTTATACATTTAAAGATTTTCCCATTTATATGGGCACCACAAGTAAAAGTATAGACCAAGATTTACATACTGATATGACTTTTGTAAAATGCACACAATGCGGCTGCGTGCAAATTAGAGACTTAATCCCTTTAGAGGTGCTTTATGCTGAGGGTCATGCTTCTGTGGTTGGAAAGACTTGGGAAAAACACCACTCAGAATTTTGTAATTTTGTAAAAAAATATGCGCATGGCTCTATCGTAGAGATTGGAGGTGCCAATCTTGTAGTAGCAAAACGTTTAGCGCAAGAAGAAAAAGTTGATAAAATAACAGTATTTGACAATAATATATTGCAATATGGTAATTGTGATTCTGCTAAAATTGTTTTAAAAGAGGAGTTTTTTGATCCTCAGAAGACAGAGGGGCAAGTTAATGTTATCTTACATACTCATCTTATAGAGCATCTTTATAATCCACTTGAAGAGATACAAAAAATGTCTAGTCTATTGGAAGATGGCTCATATATGATGTTTGCAGCACCGATGATCGATAAAATGCTAGAAGATAATTTTACTAACGCATTTAATTTTGAACATACATATCTTTTGAATCGCTCAATGATAAGTAATATTTTATCATACGCACAGTTTGAAATAATTGATGAAATGGAATTTAGCCCATACGCATCTTTTTTTGTTGCGAGAAAAAATACTAAAATCAATTACAACATAAATCATGATTATCAAGAAGATATAGATAAGTTCACAGGCTTCTTGGAACATCATCAAAGTGAAGTAAATAATATTGTAAAAGCTTTAGATACGGACAAGGAAAAGACGTTTATTTTTGGAGCGCATATTTTCACACAATATCTTCTAGGCTTCGGCTTGCAAGAGAAATCGTTTTCCAACATCTTAGATAATGATTACCAAAAAATAGGAAATCGCCTGTATGGCACCAATTTATTGGTCAAATCTCCAAAGATCCTGAAAGAGCTGGAAGAGCCATTGGTTGTTCTTAAAGCGGCACAGTATACTGAAGAAATAAAGACAGATATTTTAGAAAATATAAATTCAGCTACGAGGTTCATACTGTGAGCAATTATAAAGAAAATCGTCCATGGGGAACGTTTGAAAATTTGCTAGATAAAAGCAATTGCAAAGTAAAAGAAATTATAATACGCCCAGGTCAAGCTCCAAGTTATCAATTTCATCACAAAAGAAGTGAAATATGGATTGTGGTGCAAGGTATTGGACAGCTTAAGCTAGATGATCAACTCTCAGAAGTAACGGCAGGGGATATCATACAAGTACCCGTGGAAACAAAGCATAGAATACGAAATGTTGGAGAAGAAGATTTGGTGTTCATTGAAATTCAATTAGGCGATTATTTTGGTGAGGATGACATCGTGAGATTAGAGGATGATTATGGTAGAAAAGAACAATAAAGCTGGGAAAACATTCACAACTGTATTAAACAAGAAAGATATTCATTCAATTGTAAAAAAATATAACAACAAAGAAGCCTATGAAGAATACAGGAAGCTATGGATTCAATCATATGAATTAAACACAGTACCTGATTATCCCATACAGCTTGATTTTGAAATAAATTATTCTTGCAATTTCCGCTGCCCTATGTGTACATGGAGTGCTGAATCGACCAAAGGAATGGGCAAAGAAACTTGGTTTGATTTTGAGGTCTTTAAGGAAGTAATTGATGATGGGGTGAAAAAAGGATTAAAAGTAATCAGATTAAATTATATTAATGAGCCCCTTATCCGCCCAGAATTAGTAAAGTTTATTAAATATGCCAGACAGGCTGGAATTCTAGATATATATTTTAGCACTAATGGCTCTCTTTTGAGTGAAAAAGTTTCTCATGAATTGATAACATCTGGTTTGACCAGAGTTCAAGTTTCGCTAGATGCTCATTCGGAGGAAATGTATAAAAAAATTAGAATAAGTAATTTCACCTTGAAGGGAATAACAGATAACATTATTAATTTTATGAAAATAAGGGACTTAACTTACAATTCTGAACTTCCAACTCTTAGAGTAAATTTTGTAAAAACAGAAGAAAATCAACATGAGTTGGATGATTTTGTTGCTTTTTGGAGGGATAAGGTTGATGGTGTTGGGGTACAAGACTTGGTAAATATCATGTCACCATCGGATAATAAAGAAATGTCCAACATAATTGATTTTAAATGTGCCCAACCATTCAACCATTTGGTGGTTAGATACAATGGTAGTATTTTGCCATGCTGTACGTTTTTTGGTGCTGAATTGCCTGTGGCTCGTTTAAAAAGTAAAGACAACCCTCACATTCAGTTTTCGAAAAAGAAAAATATTGCTTATAAAGAAGATAGTGAACTTCTTATTCAAACAATTCAAGAAACTTGGAAGTCACCAAAGATGAATTTCTTGAGAGAAATTCATCGTAAGGGTGAATATTGGAAACATCCTGTTTGTAAAAGGTGTGTTGAATCGACTTCCCATCACGATGAAACCCAAGGATAATTATGAAATATAAAGTACTCATAACGACTAGTGGGATAGGTAGTCGATTAGGAGATCTAACTGATTTTACAAACAAATCCTTAGTTAGAATCGGAGACAAGCCAGCTATTTCTCATATTATTGATATGTATCCTGTAGATACTAATTTTGTAATCACATTGGGACATTATGGTGAATATGTCCAAGAATATATTAACATTGCACATCCGGATTGTAACGTTACTTTCGTTTGGGTTGATAAATTCACCGGACCAGGCACAAGCTTAGCCTATAGTATAATCCAGGCGAAAGAGGAATTGCAATGTCCTTTTGTTTTTAATGCATGTGATACACTGCTTAAGGATAATATTAACTTACTTGGAATTCTAGAAAAAGAACAAAATTTCTGTGTAGGGGCAAAAAGAGAAGACACATCGCAATATGCCACTCTTTTAATAGAAAGAGATAATTTGCTACAAATAAAGGAAAAAGGCGAAATAAATTATGATTTTGCTTATATAGGCTTATGTGGAATAAAAGATTATGAACTATTTTGGAAGAACATAGAGGAGGCTTATAACCAAGATAGAAACAACTCTTTTTTACACGAAGGGAATATTATTAACACAATGCTTTCAGAAGTCCAGTTTAAGTTTTTCAGTACTAATGGCTGGTTGGATATAGGAAATGTCGGAGAACTTGAAAAAACTAGAAAATATTTCAAATCTGAGATAGAAGTATTAGAAAAGAAAGAAGAGTCAATTTATTTTTTTGATGAATATGTTGTAAAGTTTTTTCACGATAAGAAGATAAACTCAAATCGTATTCAACGTGCTTCACATCTATCTGGCTTAACTCCTGAAATAATTGATTCTGGTGAAAATTTCTATAAATATAAAAAAGTCAAAGGAGATTTGCTAGCTAAATCCGTTACGGAATCATCATTTGAAGGATTGTTATTATGGGCTAAAGAAAATTTATGGGTGAAGCAAGAATGTGAAAATATGGAGCAACTTTGTTATGATTTTTATATAAAGAAGTCTCTTAAAAGAATAGATGCTTATCTTGATGGCAAGTCGGATGTAGAAGAAAAGATTAATGGAGAATTGATACCTAGTGTTAAAGAGTTATTCGCTAGGATAGATATTAAAAAATTATGCTCTGGCATACCGGTACGCTTTCATGGAGATTTTATTTTAGATAATATTTTAGAAACCGATACGGGATTTTGTCTTCTAGATTGGCGACAAGATTTCGGAGGGGACTTGTCCGTGGGGGATATTTATTACGATTTAGCTAAATTAAATCATAACTTGACAATTAATCATGAAATTGTAAATAAAAAGTTATTCAATCATGAGGCAGAAGATTGTTATATCTTGTGTAATTCAAAATTAATTGAGTGCAAAAGTATATTAAAAAAGTTTGTATTAAAAAATGGATTAGATTATGGGAGAATAAACTTATTAACTGCTATTATATGGATAAACATGGCTCCTTTGCATGAATATCCCTTTAGTAAATTCTTGTATAATTTTGGAAAGTATAATCTCAATAAGGCGTTGAATTGTGAAAATTAAATATTTTATTGGTCCCATGTCCAAGCTTGTAGTTGATTCTATAATAGAATTTTCAAAAAAAACTGGAAACACGATTGGCTTGATTCCTTCTCGTAGGCAAGTAGAGTATAATGGCGGTTATGTTAACAACTGGACAACAGAAGCTTTTAAGAAATATACAAATGATTTTTTTGTTACAAGAGATCATGGAGGACCGGGGCAAGGATTAAAGATGGATGACGGCTATGAGTCTTTAAGAATAGATTGTAAACATTTAGATATGATTCATATTGATCCATGGAAAAAATACCCACAATATGAAGAAGGTCTCAAAAAAACCATTGAGATGATCAAATTCTGTCATAAGGAAAATTCAAATATATATTTTGAAGTGGGCACAGAAGAGTCTATAAGAAGATTTACAGCAAATGAAATTGATCAGCTTCTAACCGATCTAAAGAATGCGCTAGAAACAGAAGAATATAACCAAATATTATATTGTGTAATACAATCAGGAACATCTTTGAAGGGAAATGTGAATACAGGACTGTACGACACAGAACGATTGGTGTCGATGATTGAAGTTGTACAAAATCATGGCTTTTTGTCCAAAGAACATAACGGTGACTATCTTCCTGCGTCGCTAATAAAAGAAAAATTCTCTTTGGGACTAGATTCAATAAACATAGCTCCGGAATTTGGTCAAATAGAGACGAAAACATATTTGGAAAAAATAAAAAATGAAAAGCCAGAGTTATTAGATATGCTTTGGGCTATCTGTTATGAGTCGCGACGATGGGAGAAATGGATAGATAATGATTTTGATCCTTTAAAGCAGAAAGAAGAACTCATTAATATATGTGGTCATTACGTTTTGTCTTACCCGGATTTTCAGAAAGAAATAAAATCCAAATTTGACGATATCGACGAAGAGATAAAAAACAATATAAAAAAGAAGTTGGAGACTTTATTCAATGGATAAAAGAGCAAAGACAATATTTTGTGATATCGATGGTACATTAATAGAACATAATCCTCCAATAGACACCGTAAAACCTGATTACAAGCCAAGCTTATTGCCTAGAACTCTTGAAGCGTTGCTAGAATGGGATAAGAAAGGATATAACATTATTTTAGTTTCTGGACGCAGAGAGGGCGCCAGAAAACAAACAGAACAACAGTTGTCTGAATTGGGCATTATATATGATCAGCTAATATTGGGAATTGGTGGCGGCAAACGATATCTAATAAATGACAGAAAACCAGCCAACGATGAAGATTATGCAATTGCTATCAATATTAAAAGAAACATCGGTATAGGAGAAATAGATATATGAAAGACGTAAGATTGACAACATGGTCCCATTCTAGTTACTCAGATATCTGGCCAATGTATTTTGGACAGCTAAAGAAGTGCGCCCCCTTTTTGAAACAAAGTATTTTTGTTGAGAAATCAACCAATAAAATACCACCAGAATGCACAGAAATACTAAATGACGAGAATGATGCATACTACAGGAGATTTTTAGATTCTCTTGAAGAAGTTGAAGAAGAATATATGATTTATATGCAAGAAGATTTTGTATTATATAATAAAGTTGATGTAACAGATCTGCAAAAGATAAAGGACTTCTTGAGTGATTCACCATACAGCTTTGTGCGTTTGATAAAATCTGGGGTTGAGGGTGGCGAGAAGCTGAGTAATGATTTAAATATTTTTGAAATACCGAATAGCTGTCCATATATTTTTGCGTGTAATGCAACAATATGGAAAAAGAAAGATTTTATGAAGTTGTACAATTTCTTTAGACCAGTTAGCATTTTGAATACTGAATTATATGGCTCACATGCTTGTAGGAACTTGAACATGAAAGGTTGTTATGTATATAATGATGAGCCAAAAAGAGGGAATCTTCATTATGATTCAAATGTATTTCCATATATGTCTTCTGCTTTACACGGTGGCTCTTATGGCAAGCCAGCCCGATGGCTAACTTCCCATTATAAAAATGAACTAAATATTCTTTTCGAAGAATATAATATAGACCCCACCATTAGAGGGACGACTTAAAAAAAATAAAGAAAAAGGTTAGAATAATAAAGTGTATAATATTGGAATCATAGGAAATGGCTTCGTCGGCTCTGCAATTGCTAGTGGGTTTGCTTTGCATGCTAATGTATTTGTATATGATACTAATCCTAAAAAGACTATAAACACCTTTGAAGAAGTAATAGGCTGTGAGTTTATCTTTATCGCGGTGCCAACCCCAATGAACGTTATAAACGCTAATAAGATAGATCTTTCTATTGTGCGAAACGTTTTTGATAGGATAAACAAACATAACAAAAGTAAAGAAAATATTTTTATTTTAAAATCCACTGTATTACCGGGCAGCACAAATATGCTAGCAAAAGAATATCCTAAATTAGAAATTGTGTTCAATCCAGAATTTCTAACAGAGAGAAGTGCCCGCTTAGATTTTATAAATGCCTCTCGTATAGTATTAGGAGGTACAGATTTGGCATGTGATAGAGTATCTGCCCTATATCGCGATAGATTTCCGCACACTCACATAGTGTCTACAGACCCAACATCGGCAGAATTTATAAAATACATGTGCAATTGCTTTTTTGCAACAAAGATATCATATATGAATGAGATGAGACAAGCATCTGATAAGCTTGGATTAGACTGGGACAGTATTATTCGAGGCTTTCTTACAGATGGACGAATAGGCAATTCTCACGTCGATGTGCCAGGGCACGATGGGTATATGGGTTTTGGAGGCAAATGCTTTCCAAAGGATATCAACGCATTTATAAACTTTTTTATAGATAACAAAGTCAAACCAACCGTTCTTTCCGCTGCTTGGCAAAAAAATGTCGAAGTAAGAGAAGAGAATGATTGGGAAAAAATCGAGGGAGCAACCTCAAAAGGAGAAAACAATGACAGAAGTTCAACACACTAATTTATCAAAACAAGCAGTAGGGGCACTTATGATGGCTCTTCAAAAGTCACTTTTAGAACAAAGCGATATTGTACCGGTTTTGGAAGGGTTTAAAATGGTTAATTCACCTGAAGGGTTGATAGTGTTAAATCCGCCGCTTGTAAAGTTTAATGAAGAAACAAATCACAATTTTGATGTAGTTTCTGAAGACACTAGCGTGTCTGAATAATGCCAATATATCTTTATGAATGTTTAGAGTGCTTAGGTCAATGGAAAGAAAGCCATGGAATGACTGAGGAGATTGAAGAGTGTTTTTGGTGTGATTCTAACAATGTACATCGAGTTCCCTCTAATTTTACCAATTTAGCCAAAAAGACCGAAGCCAAAAGGAAAGTTGGCGATTTAACCAACGAATTTATAGAAAATTCTAAAGAAGATTTGCAAAAGCAAAAAAGACAGTTAGGCAGCGAAAGATGATTGAGATATTATTTGGTCTTTCTTTTATAGGCAATTTATTCTTACTTTGGTATATTGTACAACTTTTACGTCGATTTCTGACCTTTCAAGACGACTTGGATAGTTTTGTGATTAAGCTGGAAGAGTACGAAAAACACATAGAAATGGTCCACAATTTAGAAAGGTTTTATGGGGATGAGACACTTGGAAAGCTACTTCGCCACTCAAAAGCAATAGTAGAAGATTCTAAACAGTTTGCATCTATTTTTGAATTAGACGAGGACGTAGAAGAGGAAGAATATGGCGAGGAAGCGTAGCAAAAGTACTAAAAATCATTATTTCACTAAAGTTCACGAACAAGCAATAATCGATTATTGCAATACTGAAGATTCTAAACGTAGGAATCAGCTGTATAAAGAGTTTATTGGCCCCGTGTTCGATGAAATGGTGGATAAAATTGTTTATACTTACAAGTTTACTACTCTTCCTAACATCGATGTTCTTAGAGAAGAATGTAAGCATTGGCTTATAACAGTTCTAAATAAATTTGACCCCTCCAAAGGTTCCAAGGCTTTCACTTATTTTAGTGTGATATCTAAGAACTGGTTTATTGCAGAGGTCAAAAAGACGTCCAAGAAAGCGAAACGCGAACTGCACATTGATGATTATTATTTTTCATCCCACAATAACGGCGCAGCTGCCTCACGTCAACTTATCACACATAATACGTATATAAGCGACCGCGCAAAATTCGAATTTTTTTCGCACTTAAAAGAAGAGGTAGCTTTGTGGAAAAAATTACCTCTTAGACCCAATGAACAAAAAACCATCCAAGCAATAGAAATTCTTTTTGATGAATCTGAAAATATCGAAATTTTTAATAAAAAAGCTATTTACTTATACATTAGGGAAATCACCGGTTTGAATACAAAGCAAGTTGTGAGTTCTCTGAACAAAATAAGAAAGCGATACGCAGAGTTTAAAAAAGAATGGGACGAAAAATAACAGATATAGATAATTTTATTAATGAAGCAATTAAGAATATTAGAGACGATAGGGATATTACTTCTACTCTTTTAACTAAATTATTTGCTGAAATCAATAAAGCAAATGATTCAGATGCTCATAAAAGCTTAGGGTTTATAGCTGCCAAGTACGTTGAAACTCTTCAACGTTCAAATGAACAATTGGTAAAGTTGACTTCTATTCTATCTAAGAAGGGAGAAACTTCTGTATCTCTTACAGATATTGATAAAAAAGAACTGTTTGATGTAATACAAGGGGAAAAATAAATGGCTGATGACGCTTCTCTACAGGGCGAATTTGCACTTAAAAATACATTAGATTTTTCTGATGATGTAGTATTATTTGATTCTACTGCTAATCCTATATCATTTATAAAAAATGTGGTTGCGCAATCGGCAACTCCAAACACTTTTAGAACGCGAAAAAGGTTTTATGGTCGCTTCATAACACAACTTTGGGACAATGGGACCGCGGGAAAAGAGGGCCCGGGAATGTGGGATGATGTTTTAGCGGCTCTTAAAAGAGCCACCGGCGAGTCAACTCAAGAAATGAATTTGTTTGTAGCTATAGTACATGTAGAAGAACTTCAATCGTATCCATTTCCAGAAGCAAGTGACTTTGATGCGATAATGAAAATTGCCAATAACGGAGGAATTTTTAAGTCATACGTGTATAATGGATTGCCGCCTGCATATGGTGACAATGTTTTAGTTTCTTTTGCAGATCCTGCGACAAGAAGCGAAGGAGTGTTCGAACATCCGCTTGTGGGCGGAGCGGCTGGAGGAGCCGCAGCAGGATCCATCGGCGCCGCCGGCGGCGGATCAGGAGGCGGTGGGGCCCGTTTTGGTAGTTGTAAAAGTAGCCCTCGCGCCAAAGCTAAACGTCCAGCAGCTACAACAGCAACATCGGCTGCAGCAACACCAGCCGCGGCAACACCAGCAGCTGCGCCGGCCACGCCGCCTGCGCCACAGCCCGCCGCGGCTAAAAACCAAACTCCGGATGTGGCTCAACCGGAGACTGCACTTCCACGCTGCACAAAAAAAGGCAAAAGAATATTTTGGGTTCGTAGTGGTCAAGCATCAGATATGCCACAAATTGGCCCAAATAGAATATTTGGAACTGACTGGTCAGGGTGGAATCGCATTTCACGGTTGCCTTTTGATAAAATAAGAGCAGAAGGCATAGAATATTCCATGATTAAATTGACTCAAAAGACTAAAAATTCCAATAAATTTGTAGAAGGCCAAATTTCAGGTGCTAAAAGTGAAGGAATTTTGATTGGCCCTTATCATTTTTGCGGTTCTCAGGCTAAAGGTGACCCTGAAACCTTGGCTAAGCGTGAATTTGCAGTGTTCGCACGAGAAATAACTAAATCAGGACGCCATTGGGACTTAGCTCCTGCTTTGGATTTTGAAAGTGGAAGGTGTAGAACTGGGAAAAAGCCAACGCCATGGGCTGGTTCTCAAACTGAATGTAGCCGAGCTAATTGCATATTTTATTTGAAGTTTTGTCAATTATTATTTAACGAGTTTAAAGTAAAGCCTATGATTTATACCGCCGGTTGGGCCCGGGGCGCTTATATGAATGGAATAAAAGATTGGCCTGAATGGAAAGAAATTGGACAAGTGAGTACTTTATGGTGGGCTGAATACGATAGAACGCGCGATCAGTCTAAAACTGATGCCGTTGGAGGAAGAAAAAATCCATATTGGGATCCATGGAAAGGTTATGATATATGGCAATTTTCTGGTTGGGGCAGATTTGAATCACTTGGTGGAAAAGGAAAATTTGATTTTAATTCCATGAAAAAATCTTCTTTATCTAAACTTAAAATGCCCTAAAACTGCATAAGGAAAAAACAAATGAAACGAAAAGCTTTTGAAATGAGTGGTATATCTAATGAAACTCGTCGCAATTTTAGCGTTGCGCCAGAAGAAGTTTCAATTAGAAGACGAGGGGTTCAGGGAGATAGTCTTATTGAACCTGTTCCCACATATAATCGAAGCAATAGTGAAAATATAATTCAAGGAACTAATAATACATGGATTGTATTAGGAAGAGATAGGCCAGGAGAAGTAGCTAGCGGATATAATAATCAAACTGGCGCTGGAACTATTGATATTGTTGTGGGTAGAATGTCCAGCGATATACAGCAATCTATTATTAACGAACAATCGTTTAGACAAGAGCCTTTAGCTGTAGATAATAATTTAGCTATGGATGCATCTCGCATTTATATAAGCCAAAAAACAGATGTTGATGCTAATTTTAATTTAGCTAATGGTAACGTCGGCGCTTCTACTGCGAAAGCTGCAATTGCAATAAAATCTGATGCTGTGAGAATTATTGGTCGTGAGGGTGTAAAGATAATCACAAGAGTGGATAACCAAAACTCTCAAGGAGCAGAGATCACTTCTATACCCAGAATTGATCTTATTGCGGGTAATGATGACTCAAACAATCAACCTATTGTAAAAGGTGAACAACTTAATGAAGTATTAAAAGATGTAATTACCAGATTAGATGAATTAAATTCTGCATTTGATTCATTTGTGACTTCACAAATAGAATATAACAATACTTTAATGACTCATGATCATCCGTCTCCATTATTAATGTTTTTGGGTGCGATGGGCTCCGGTAATCCTTTTGCTATAAACAATGGAAGAGTAGTAATGGATCCGGCCGTTTTACAAGCAGGAATAAAATCCATGTCTATGACACAAATTACTAAAGTTGATGGGATAATGAATAAATTAAAATCTGCTATAACTGAAATGAACACCACAATGCCATTTGGCGCTAAAGAACCAGGCAGCACCGGTGTAACTGTTAGTTAATTAATGGAAAAAATATGACTGCAATTGATAGATGGTATATAAAAGAAGCGTTTACAGAAGTAAGTTATCAATCTGTTCTTAACGTTTGGCTTAATGCGAGCGAAACCGATAAAAATATAGATTTTGGTTCTGATGCATGGCTAATTGACCCTAAATCCCCCGGAGCAGCTGGTAAACCACCTGTATATTTTCAAGTAATAATTCGCCGTCCGATAGCAGAGATCAAGGCGCTTCTTAATAATGATAAATTTGATTTAGCAAGTTTTCAAAATGAAACATTGGTTAATGCACTAAAAACAGAAGCTGCGATAATAGTATCTAACAATTTAACAAGTTTAGAGAATAAAATAGAAGAAGATCCAGCTGGTTATTTGACCGTTTTAAAACAAAACGCTTATGTTCCTTATAATTTTTATATTGATCCTGGCGCCGAATCGGCCGGATCGCTAATTTCATTTCAAGTTTTATTTTCTTATAGAGATAAACCCGAAAAAGAGACTCAAGCAGCTGCAGAAGCGGCAGCAGGGCCCCCAGCGCCTACTCCAGCTGTTCCCCCTACAACACCTGATGGCGCCGTAGATGTTAAACTTGTAGAATATAATGCTTATAAATTTATGCATTGGGGATATTCCAATGGCCAGGACACTTTATCTTTGGTTGAAAAAGCCTTGGAGAAAGCTCATGAAGCAAACAGTTTTGATAATTTAGAGGAAAAATATGATATTAGTTTTGCTTCCTTAAATTCCGAGATGAAATCGCTTCATGATCTATTAGCAAAAAAGTATTTTGGGGTGACATCCGACGCGCGCACCGGCGAATACGGAGATTTGGGAAAGGGCGCTCATGGCAGCGGTATTGCGGAGGATGCTCCAACTGTGGATGGTAGATTAAAACATGCTTGGGAACGAGGCACCGGTGATATCAGCTTTGGATCTCACGAAATGTTTCGAAAAAGAGAAGTAATAGAATTTGGTTTTACATTTCCTGGCGAAATTCCTGGGACAACAATGCTTGGGCAAACAATTGCAGACCACCTCGGGGTAGGAGCAAGCCTTGTCCCTAGCGCTCCTGATGATCGCGTAACAAAGATCGCGCGCATATCCGGATATATAAAGCCCGAGTCTCCTTTACAAGAAAAAGAAGAAGAACTCCCCGGCGTCAGCGAGTATTTTGATCCCAGTGATCCCGACGATCCGGATGAATTTTGGTCAGGATTCTTTTGGGAAAATAGCGGCGTTATAGTGATGTCCCCAGTCGGTATTAATGAAGACTTGAGCGATCAAATCCGATTTTTACTTTACAAAGCCGATGAAATACGTTCTTTTCTTGCCGCGGGATTTGATTTAGAAAGCTTTGTTTTACAATTTATTAGACCAACGCCCCAAAAACTTCCCAGGCCCAAAGAAGCTACAAAAGTATATAACAAAAGAGAAGGCGATCCGCCTTATAAAAGTTCCACAGTTCTACAAGGCGAAATATTATCTGATAAACAAAAATCCGAAATACACAAATCTGTATTACAAAAGTACAATCAAGTTGGAGATGCAGCATTTTTAAATATACTCAAAAACAACAAGACAATTGAATCAATCGAAGATGTGTATAAAAAAGTTTTGAATGTTATTCCGTTGAATTCTATTATTCAAGCCGCCGCAAGTTGTTTATTGAAATATCTTCCAAACACAAATTTAAAAGAATTAGTATGCGATACAGTATTAGGAGAGATAAATTTTGAAGATTTAGATGGATTTGTAGCTATGATGCAAAAGCATGCGTCTAGTCCAGAGGTATCAGCGGTACTGGATACAATTATTGATCCGACGGCAGTTGTATCCGGAGCAATAGGCGATAAATCTCCATCGGTGATGTCGGCTGAAAAAAATGCCTTAAAAGCTAGGCTGCAAGATAAATTTAAAAATGATTTCGTGGCCAAAGATATAATATGTGAAATGATTTTTAAAGCGATTCCTTCAGCTAAAGATTTGCTAAAGAACCTGCAAGCCGGCTCAATGAAAGATCTTTCAAAAAACCTGCCTTTTTCTAAAAAGGATATTCCCAACATAGAAAACCCGGCCAAGCCAATTTTTGATTCTATGGAAAAAACTATCGGACAATATAAAGGAATGGCTCTTACTGGCGATTGGGCAATAATGATAAAGGAAGCAATATTAGATTTTGTTAAAGAACTTATAGCACAATTAGTTTCTAAAATACTAGAAGAGATTGCTTTTTTGTGCGAAGGATCCAGCAAAGCAGACTTTGCTAACATGAATACTGAAACGGCCGCACGTGCTGACGGAACGTCAATTCCGGAATATGCCGATGCGCCTGTGTTTCCATTTAATCCTGCAACTATAAACGATGCAATAACTGATCCTGCTGTATATCCTGAACTAGCTAGTTTTGTAGGAGTGCCAACGAGCCTTATACGAGATTTTATCGATGCATTGGGGAAACTGTTAACTCTTTCAGAGATTTGTGCGTTACTAGACGAAGATTCTAGTGATGTTAACGTGACTTACTTGATTAATAAAATTTGGAATAGCATATTAAGCTTAGAGAAATTCGCGCCATTAAAGACGGCATTGGGAAACAAAGGAAAGTTAAGACAATTCTTTTATATTTTATCCACCAAAACCAGTAAAAAATACTGCATAGACAAGCTAAATGGCTTGGAAAACACTAAAAAGTTATTATCAAATCTTTGTGGCCCTCCTTCAAACAATGCTTTGATTGAAGATTTAAAAAACAAAGCCTCGGATGATGCTATTAAAAAATTATTAGAACAAGAAAATGATATAGCTAAAAGTCTTCTTGATGCAATGCATAAAATAAAAAATGTAGATGTGCCTCCAATGTTCTGTGGTCCTGACGCAAATAGTGCAAAAGATCCCATATTCCCCAATCATCAGCATCCAAGCGTAGAATATCTAAACAAAAATTTTATGCGCAAAATATTAATGGGAATCCAAGCAGCTTTTGAAAAGGATGTAGGGTTTTATAAGCCAATTTTAACAATGGGAGGAACGAACGGTCCTTTCACAAAATTTATAGAGGCTAGTAATGAAGTTGCCGGTACAATGTCGAAGACATATGGTATTAAGTTACAATACAAAGATGGAACTCCAATTGATGAGACAACAGAAGGCGGATTAAATCAAGTTATGGCGCAAGGTAAAATTATTGCACCAGCGGTATATTCAGCTTTAACTCAAGCCAATGTTGGTATTGGTGTGAGCGCGAACACAAGTTTAGAGTTTTTAAGAATATTTGGCGCGCCATCATCCGGAGACACTTTGTCTTTAAATATTAACTTTGGCGACACGACGGGCACGGGAGTACACAATACTTCACCTCATTCTTCCAAATTATGGTTTGGTCAAGCAAAGTCGATTGAGCATCCAATAAACTCTGATGAAAACCCGGGAGGTGTTATAAATACGATAATCAATACATATAATGATCAAAACAATTATGATATTTTTATTAAAAATCTTACTGGAGATTTACCTTTTTATGCAGAAGTGTTTGATCAAATGATCAAAGAACATGCGGAATATATTACAACACAAGGTCTTTTTAAGAAAAGCGTATTTGATACGCTAAATTTAAGCAAAAAAGATCCATGTGATAAGTCATTATTTGATTTTAAACCGATTTTTGATGCTATTCCTGAAAATATTAAATTATTACAATGCAGAATTCCTATGTCCGCTATTCCCACGGTACAAGAAATATGTCAAATAAATGCTTTTGTTGAATTAGCAGTAAAGGTTGTTATAATTAAAGAATTTTTGAGAAGCTTAATGGTGTTTTCTGTTTTCGGGATTAACAGTTTATTGTCGGATAATAACGATTCTTTTTATTATAAATATTTAGAAGATCAAATATCTAATAAATTAGATGTCGGCGGAAAATTAACAAAACTTATTGAGAAGTTTTCGTTACCAATTTATGCTGCGAAAGAGAAGAAAGCAATTGAAGAAGTTTCAGTTAATGATGTAAAAATAGATATTATTAGTCGTAACACTGATAGCGTTCAGTCTATGTTATATGAAAAAAATAAACACATTTTGGATAATTCAGCATTAGCTATATTGAAATCAGAATTTGAGGCAGCCGGATCGACACTTGATAAGTATAAACTCATAATACCTAGACAAGTATTGAAAAATATCATTGATAGTCCCAATGCTAGTTCGGCAGGCGCTGGGCCTTTAATCCTAGATCCCCCGGAAGTAGTTGGTGTTAGTGTTGACAATAAACAAATTATAATTGAAAGTGGATTTTATTCACAGCACCCTAGATTAACAAATGGCGGCTTTTTTATTGAACAGGGTTTTGATGTTTCGCATAAGTTTGAAGGAGATAGTAGTGTTTTTACTACGGCAGATTGGGATGATATGATTGAAGGAATGTCTGCTGACCAATCAAGTTATTTGTGGGATAAAGTTTTGCTGTACCCGCTCGGCCGCGGCATACTTGCGATGTTGTTCGGATCTGGTATTCCAAACCAGAATGATCCAGCTTATACAAAAACTTTGGCTAGTTTAACAGCTAGTAACATAAAAAGGCTTTCCAATACCGAAGGAAAGATATCTTTGAAGGCGTACGATGCTGCTTATAGCCAGCTCTTTGCAAGAGTCGCGGATAAATATGGCAACAAAGTTCACGTGCTTGAAACATTATTACTAGCACTTGGAATAAAATCAAACTTTGTAGATGATCTTATCGGGAACTTTCCGACTAATAATAAGCCGAATAAGTTTTTCAAAAAATATAATTTTTATAAGAGCTTAAATATATTAATTCCTGTAACCAGCAATATTATGATTCCAAAATGGACAACTTTAAAAGAATATTCTGGACCTCCGCAATATACGGCCGGCTTTTTTGAGTCTGTTTTGGATAAAAAATACTTTATACAAGAAGAAGGTGGAACTCTTTATTTTAAACTACCTTTGTTGATTTTTTATGATCGAGAAAACTCAACAGTTTCACCCGCGGACACAGTTTCAAATGGAGAATTGTTTTTTCTACCGCCCGGGTCAACGCCGGCCGGCACAAACGATGGAACTGTTGGATCACCCGTCCGAGCTGCAGCCGATTTTAGGCCCGGGCTAAATACTAGTAATGTTAACCATATTTATACAGCTATTAGTACTGATTCAGGATTTAAAGATTTTGTTGACGCCATACAATATAAAGATATGCTTTCATTCTTGGCTATATTAATAGCAGAAATGATAGAAAAACAATATCCAGCTTTGCAACCGATGTTTGACGGAACTTTAAACGCAATTTATACCGCTTTAGATACTTTTTTGACTACTGCTAATAGAGACAAAGATCCGGAGTTTTATCAAAAAACACATTTTAGCACTGAAGATGCTGTTAATGGTGGTATGGATATGAATTGGGTAATGATGATCTTAGAAATGCTTTTAAAAACTTTGGCGAGCGCAACCGATCCAACTTGGAAAACTCCATGGTTTTTTCCCGGGCCCTTAACCCCAATTGGTATTATAGCTAAAATTTTGGATAGTGGGATGTTAGAAAAAGACAAGTCTAATGCCATGGAGGATGCTGCCGGGGCACTCAAAACAGATGCTATTAAATGCCCAGAGGAAAGTAATTCTTAAATAAAACTACTTATAAAAAGGGATTAAATTATGGCCATTGGTTTAGATGCTAGCATGCCGTTACGTAGTGATGATGTTTTTGGTTTTTATACCTTATCTCAAACTATAAAAGACAACACCAAGCAAAATGTTAAGATGCTGTTATTGACTGCTCCTGGCGAACGCGTGATGCTTCCTACTTATGGCGTGGGTTTAAGAAATTATTTATTTGAAAATAATCCTGAATTTGAAATTGTGGAAAAAATACGAACTCAGATGGCTAAATATCTTCCCGATTTAAAAATAGTATCTTTAGAAGTGAGTAAAGGAACAGAGAGAGAAATTGCACACGCTGGACAACCTTATTTATTAACGGTTAATTTAATTTATTTGATCAAAGGAATCAATTTAAAAGATTCCCTTAGTCTCGTAGAGACACAAGTTTCATAGAAGAGGACACAACGCTAATGGCAGAGAAAAAACCAGCAATCAATTACACTAGTAGAGAATTTGCTACTATTAAAAACGATTTAGTGAATTATGCTAAAAGATATTATCCAGAAAAATTTAGAGATTTTTCCGCTAACTCTTTTGGTTCGTTAATGTTGGATACGGTTTCATATGTGGGCGATATTTTATCTTTTTATCTAGATTATCAAGTTAATGAGTCTTTTCTTTCCACGGCTATAGAGTATAATAATGTCTTAAAATTAGCTAGACAGTTTGGATATCAAGCGGCTTTATCTCCATCTTCATATGGGATATTAACATGTTTTGTCTTAATTCCTTCAACGAACGGTACTCCTAATTTTGATTACGCTCCCTTCTTAAAAAGAGGTAGTAAGTTCAAAACAGCCGGCGGCAATATATTTACTTTAGTTGAAGATATTAACTTTAAAGATGAGGACAAAAATGAAATTGTAGTGGGCGATGTTGATAGTACCACCGGCGCGCCATTAACTTACGCAGTGCGGGCCCGCGGACAAGCGGTGTCTGGAGAATTAGCAGTACTAAATGTTTCTCTTGGAAATTACACTAGATTTAGACAAGTAGAAATCCCCGGTAAACATATAACAGAAGTTGTTTCAGTGATAGATTCTGAAGGTAATAATTTTTATGAGGTCGATTATTTAACTCAAAACACAGTATATGTTCCTTTGGTTAATCGAGGTGTTGATAAAAAAACTGTTGCAAACATTTTAAAACCAATTGCCGTACCACGAAGATACACAGTTATAAAAGAAAAGAATAAAGTGCTTTTGCAGTTTGGCGCAGGAACTGATGAAAACGAATCGCGCGTATTAGATCCTAGTAACGTAGCCATAGAGCAGCATGGAAAACAATATATTACTGATGATTCTTTTGATCCCGCTGCATTAATAAAAACTGATCGATTGGGCGTGAGTCCTAGTAATACAATATTAAAAGTAATATACAGAATTAATACGACAGCAAACACCAATGCTTCTATTAATACTATTACAGCAGTTTCAGATCCTTTGTTTGATTTTCAAAGCCAATCTAGCTTGAATGCCGCTTCGGTTGTAACAGTGCGCAATAGTTTGGAAGTTACAAATGAAGAATCTTTTCAAGGAAGCAATCCATTTCCCGTGGCTGATGAAATAAAACAAAGAGCAATGGGTGTTTATTCGATGCAAAATCGCATAGTCACTAAAGATGATTTCATTGCTGCAGCTTATACAATGCCAGCCAATTTTGGAACTATTAAAAAAGTAAACGTACTACAAGATACGGATAGTTTTAATCAACGAAATATTAATTTGTATGTTATTTCTCAGGATACTGTAGGAAAGTTAGCAAAAACCAACAATACAATAAAAAATAATTTAAAAACTTATTTAACAAGATTGAAAATGATTAATGATTCAATTGATATTTTAGATGCTAATATAATTAATTTGCAAATTAGTTTTAAAATCGTAGCATTTCCAAATATTAATAAATATAGCGCTTTAGATTCAGCTAAGCAAGCGCTTGAATTGTTCTTTGCTGATAGAAAAGATTATGAAATTGGAGAGCCATTTGGTATTACCGACATATTTACTGTTTTGAAAAACACCCCAGCGGTATTAGACGTAGTGGATGTTGATGTGATAGTAAAATCGGGCGGCGATTATGCCGATTCTAATTTTATTGCTAATAACAACAAAATAGCTGATGGAAGAAAAATATTCTGCCCTCTTAATTCCGTATTTGAAATTAAATATCCTAATGCAGATTTAGTAGGAACGGTTATATAATGAGTGTTAAAAGATATTACGCAACAAAAGACAATACCATAACCAACGCTTATAAAGCTAATTTGAATACTCGCGGCGTTAGTGGCAACATGGGTCAATCAGACATTTTAGAAGTTTTTAGTATATATGGCCAAGTTAGTTCTAGTAGTGGATTATCTTCCGAATTAGCAAGAACACTCATTCAATTTGATACAAGTCAAATAACTACAGATAGAGCTGCTGGAACAATTCCGGCGTCTGGAAGTGTAAACTTCTTTTTAAAAATGTACGATGCTGAACACACCCAAACCACTCCAAAAGATTTTACTCTTGTGGTTAATGCGATGTCTCAATCTTGGCAAGAAGGTCTGGGTTTAGACATGGAAGATTATACTGATTTAGATGAATCAAATTGGTTATATGCATCAGATGTGGATATTGCAGCCACTGCTTCTATAAAAATAGATGATATTACCCCGCTACCATTCACATTGACTTTAAGTGGTACGAATAATAATTATCTTTTTACAGCTGTGGCTTCTGGACCGGGAGAAAACGAATGGGAGGATGGCGCCAATGTAAATGAGTGTGCTAGCAACCTTAAAGATATTATTAACGAATCAGCAAGCGCCGATTTTGTTGCAGCCGCTAGCGGACTCGGCGCTAATTATGTAAAAGTTTCTGCAGTCGCAGCAGGAACATCTGGTAATTTAAATGCACTTACCAGTAGCAATACTGATGTTTTATCCTTTGATGAAGTATCCGGAGATAATACCCTTTTACAAGGAGGCAATGATTACACCCCATGGACAACAGAAGGTGGAGATTATACTACAGGATCTGATGCTCAACCATTAGAATATACTTTTACACAATCTTTTAGCACCGGTTTTGAGAATTTAGATCTAGATGTTAGCCATTTAGTTGAAGATTGGATTTCTGAAACTGCTCCAGTAGAAAATAATTATGGCTTCGGAATACAGCTTACGAGCACTTTAGAACCTGCTATAGCTGAAGAGTCTTATTATACTAAAATGTTTTTTGCAAGAGATTCACAGTATTTTCTTAAGAGACCTGTATTAGAAGCAAGATGGGATAGCAGCAAAAAAGATAATAGAGACAGCTTTTATTTAAGCTCTTCGTTAGTTCCCGCAGGGGATAACTTGATGAAGCTTTATCTTTATAATATTGTAAGAGGTAATTTAACAAACATTCCTGCTATTGGGACTCGTGATATGCTTGTGAGCATTTACAGCGCGAGTCAAGCAGGAGTACCTGCAGGTAGCAAACTTTATTCACCAATTGGAGGAGGAGTAGTGGCTACTGGTGATACAAACATTACTGCTTCATATGTTGAAACTGGTATTTATTCGTGTTCGTTTGCATATGTTTCTTCTAGCATTACAAAGATTATTGATATTTGGCACAGCGGCAGTGGTGGAGGAGATTCTTCTGTACAGTATCATACTGGATCTGCTATTACAATAAAAACGTTTGATAGCGAAGATTACAACTTTGATCAAAATTATGTATCTAAAATCACCAACTTAAAAGATATCTATTCTACTCGCGAAACGGCTAGGTTTAGATTATTTGTTAGAAAAAAAGATTGGTCTCCGACTATTTATACTGTATCGTCAAATGCTATAGAAACTTCAATCATTCAAGATGCTTATTATCAAGTGATGAGAGTTTCTGACGATTTTAAAGTAATACCTTTTGGTACCGGATCTTTAAACTATACGCGTTTATCTTATGATGCTAGTGGTAGCTATTTTGATTTACGAATGAATTTGTTTGATACAGATACTGTTTATGAAATGAGCTTTACTTATTTAATAAATGGTAACTACGTAGAACAGCCTGAAAAATTTAGATTTAGAGTTGAGTAAAACATGTCATTAAAAGATTTATTTAAAGGAGTCAAATCTCAATATCTTTCGTCCACTTCGTTAAATGATTTAACGGGCAATCTAGAATCTGTAGACTACATTAAGTTTTATTTAGAAAACAAAAAAAGATTTATACCTTTAGTAGATTATTCAGAGCCCAAGAACTTTGCGCGTTTTGGTTCAGCAGAAAAATATTATTACGATAGTATTAGAAGAACTTTTCAAACTTATCCTTATGATGGCTCTAAAAAAGAGAAAATACTTTGGGAACTTTCTTCTTCTCATTTAGATCTTTATCTTTTTGAAAATGGTTATCCACGAACTACGGGATATGTTACATTTACATCGGAAAGTTTAACGGCTACTGCTACTTCTACAAATAAAGATTATTGGGGATCATACGGCGCAGCTGGAACAGCTTCTTATGAATATATTTTTGTTAATGGTGGCCCTCATGAGGGTTCCGGTAAAAGGGTGTATCTTGATCCGGATACTGGCGAAGCTAAATATCGAAAAAATGCAAACATTTGGGATACCTCAAAAAACAGAGAGTGCAACCTTAAAATTGGCGGTACCGACGGAAACACAGTAGAATTTTGGCTTAAAAAAGCCGCCTTCGATACTGACGCTACTGAAAAAGAAGTAATTTTTGATATTCATACGACTTCTTCGATTTCTTCAAGCGCTGATTATGGCCGTTTAAGAGTTGAAATGACTGGCTCAAAAGGATCCGGCGGTACCGGAGGCGCGCCGTTTCTTATAACATATATGTCGGGCACCGCTGGTTTTGCAAATCAAGCTATCGGAAGTTCAATAACAAGCGCTTCTATCGCAGATGATAGTTGGCATCATTACACTTTTAGATTCAAAAACACCGGTAGTAATGTAGTTGCTGATTTGTTCATCGATGGCGCTCATAATCACCGCGTTACAGCTGGTACAACTGTCGATTATGTAAGTGGAACCATTGTTGGAACATTGGCTGCGCTAGCTACTTACCCTTCTGGTACTGAAGCCGGCGCACCACAAGCTTATAAAGGCTGGGGTAAGCTTTCTGGCTCTTTAGACGAGTTCAGATACTGGAAGACTTGGAGATCATCTGAGCAAATTCAAACACGCTGGTTTGATCAAGTTGGAGGAGGTACTAATACTGATGAGGCTAATACTCATTTAGGAGTATATTATAAATTTAATGAAGGCATTGCATTGGCCTCTTCTATAGATTCCACTGTTTTGGACTATTCCGGCCGCGTGAGCAATGGTACATGGACCGGATATAATTCGAATTATTCGCGCAACACAGGGTCAGCTATTGATGACGCTAATGCCACTATGACTAACTTTACCGGCAGTGAGTTTCGCGATCCTATTTTATATGCAACTCAGCCAGACGTCGCATCTTTTTTAACAAACCAACGAAATAAAGGTAAACTGTACGATTATACAAACCCTTCTAACTTATACTATAGTATTCCTACATGGATCTTAGAAGAACATGACGCAAACAATCCGAATGATGAAGGGTTGATAGGCAATTCTCTTTGGAACTTAATTCAAATTTTAAGTAGCTATTTTGATGATGTGGCCGCGCAGATAAAGTCGATACCCAGCATAACTCAGCCTGATTATCGTTCAGTTGTTAGTGGAACTATTGCTGCTAAGCCTATTCCTTTTATGGATAGAGCTTTAGAAGGAAAAGGGTTCGTTTCTCCGGAAATATTCTCAGGATTAGATGCTTTAGAGGCATTAGAAAATAGAGATAATAACAGCTTATATACTCAAAAGATGTATGATGTTAAAAACACTATTTATCAAAACATATATAATAACCTGCAGTATATTTATAAATCAAAAGGTACAGAAAAATCATTTAGAAATTTAGTCCGTTGTTTTGGAATTGACGATGAAATATATAAATTTAACGTTTACAGTAATAATGTTGAATATATTTTTAGAAATAATTATAGGTCGGTCGCTGAAAAGCATAAATTAATTAATTTTAATACCATAGCAAATAGCGATGGTACCATATATCAATATTCCAGTAGTTTAAACCCCAACTCTACAAAAACATATATTGCAGCTAGTGAAAATTATGATAGTTTTACTTCGCCTGAAGCTAGTTTACCTTTTAGTGTAGAGGCAAATGTAATTTTCCCCTTTAGAGGGCAGAGTTACGGAGATGCATCATTGTTGCTTCCTAATGCCACAAAGAGAGAAAACAATTACCCAATTATGCAAACTGCTAGTTTGTTTGGGCTACATACCGCCATAGACACCGATCCGGGCGAAACCACATGGGCTGATAACGATTATGCCAACTTTGTTGTAAAAGCAATTAAACCGGAACTTTATACAAATAAAGCTTATTTTGCTCTTACGGGCACAGCCGGCGGTTTTATTCATCCTGAACTTATTTCTTCGGAATATAATGATGTATATAATGATACTAATTGGAGCTTTGGTGTATCTTTGTACCCTCAAAAATATCTCAATGCTAATCAAATTCCAGGCACTTCTGGATCAGCACATGGCACATATGTAGTTGAATTTTCGGGAATTCAAAGCATTTTGGATGTAACGATTAATGAATTTACTGTAAGTGGTACTATGGACGGCGATCAAGCTATTAAATTTATGGCGTCTCCAAAAAGATTATTTGCCGGCGCTCACAGAACTAATTTTACCGGTTCATTATTAAACAGCAGTGAGGTTAAATTTAACAATCTGAAAGTATGGCAAAATAAATTAAGCATTTCAGATTTAAAAGTGCATTCAGCAGATCCAAACAATTATGGTTTAGCCGATCCAGCACAGAACGCTTATTTGTTTAACTCTTCGATAAATAAAGTATATGTTCCCAACAAAGAAACACTATTATTGTATTGGAACTTCGATAATGTAACTGGTTCTGACGCTAGCGGAGAATTTATTGTAGAGGATCTTACTTCGGGTTCTATTACTCAAACCCCAAGATATGGGTGGCTATCTGAAATTAACAAGCAACAATATCTTGGAAAAGCGTATGAATTTGAAGCATCAAGTACAGAGGTGTCTGTTTTAGATGAAATCATAACAGCTAGACCAAACTTACCAGAAGTTATTGGTAGTGGCGATATGATTACGGTGATGCAAAATGATGATATATATTTTACTAGAGATAAGAGACCTACTTTCTTTGACTTATATGTAGAAAAAAGTTTATATCAAAATGTTTCTCAAGAAATGTTAAAATTTATGGCCGGCGTTGTAGATTTTAACAATCTTATTGGCCATCCAGTTGATATTTATCGTCATGAATATAAGTCATTGGGAATATTAAGAGAGTCATTTTTCCAAAGATTAAAAAGCGCTCCGGACGTTGATAAATATATTGAATATTTTAAGTGGTTTGATATTGCTATTGCTTCAATGATTCAAAAAATAGCTCCTATGTCCTCGGGATTAGATGAGAGACCTTTGAGAACCATTATTGAATCTCACATATTAGAAAGAAGCAAATATCAGAACAAATTCCCAACATACGAATTTAAGCAATCTGACCCTGAAGGTAGTTTACTTGGCGTTAATGAACTGCTCTATGATTGGGAATTTGGAAAAGCTTCGTTATATAACGACGATAGGATTCTTTCCGCGCCAGGTCCATATTCATTATTGTTTAATGGTGTTAACTCTGAGGTCCAGATAACTGATAGCGATCTAGATTATACACCTGATGATGATGATCGATCTTGGTCTATTTGGTTTAAAGGCGGCGGTAATGCCCTTAATCATCTATTTGTACATGGAGAAACGGTTGCCTCTGTTGCTATATACGTTACTTCCGCCGGCGTCCTTTATTTCAATGATCTAGATGGCAGCTATGTTTCTTCAGGCGCGACTCTGGATTTAGATCAGTGGAACAATGTAACTGTTACCATAGATAAGTCAGGCGGCGTGGGCGATGGGGTCCAGAAGGTATATGTTAATGGCGTACTCGTGGTCACGGACGCTTTTGTCACTACAGGCGCTGCAACCGGTCAATTGACTATTGGCGCTACCGCGTTCTCCGGGCATAAATTGAAGGGTAATGCGGATTGGTTTACTTATTGGACAAAACTCCTTTCTGGCGATGAGGTAGAAGAATTATATAATAATGGAAAACTTTTCAATTTAGAAGATTTCTCGGCATATTCTGATATTAAACTTTGGTGGAAATTGGGTGACGGACCTGGTGGACTCGCTGATGATTTTTCTGGAAACGATTATAATGGTACTCTTTTTGGAGTAACCCTCCGGTCGACAATTGTACCAGATTATGAAGGTTCATCTGCAAGAAAAAATAATTGCCTTTGGCTTGATGAAAGAGCATCAAGGACTGGCCAACTTATAACTTCTGGCGACGCCGCGGTCGATGCTGATCGCGATACTATTTTAACAGTTTTAAATAATCAGAATAATGCTACTGCTCCTAATTTAAGTGGCTCAGATGGCGCCTATGAAGGATCGACATTTGCTATTAGAAGGTTCGCTCGACCATATAAATTATCTGCAGCTGCACAAAAAGAAATTCATGGCGGTAGCAATACTTATGAAAATAAAAAAATAGGTTTTTGGGATGCTATTCGCCAACGTCCCACTCCTGACGGCGCCAGTGAAGGCGCTATTATCGCTATAGAGCCTACTGATTCTTCGTTAGAAAGCTTTAAAAGTTGCGATGATGATTCAGCTTTAAGACTGGGAAAAAGAAAATATTCTTTTTCAGCTCAAACTAGTATTGACGGCAATTCATTTACTATTAATGATAAATATAAAGGTGATTTGATATTACCATTTAGTCTTTATAGTTCATCGATAAACAATGATGGATCACGACGAGGCGGTGAAGAGTGGAAGCTTTCAGATTTTCAAGCTAATTTAGACATTACTAATTTACATAGTGACGCTTATGGCCCATTTAATGATGTTCCAATGCAAGGACCGTTTACTGAAAAATATGTTGGGGGCCGGCCATATAGACACGTATTTAGTACTTTTACTAGGCGATGGCCCACTGATGCTCCTCAAGGGGAAAGATTAGAAGGCTGGATGTTGAACGCTAGTTCTGGAAAATTAGTCCTTGTTAATCCGGATACCCCCAGTTCACCTTATTTTCGTAATGAAATAGCTAAACGCCCCGTTAATATTGCGAATATTCAACAAACGACCGGAGCGGTTACTGCGGATTATATTAACCCTCTAAGTGCAACTATTATTGGTAATTACTCCAAGGGTTACGAGATAGTGATGACTAATGGCCGCTCTATTAATAATAGATATATGGCGGAAGCTGATGGAATAGTTACAGGAACCGTAACTTATTCTCCAATAGTCTCTGGCTCTGTTGAATTCCCACTCCCCAGAAGAGATTTAACTGGTAGCAATAGTTTTGTTATCGTTAATAGGTTCTCGTCACCTGGCGATCCAGCAACAATGGGCGAAGGTATGTTAGACCTCGCAGCTGCCGAATATAGCGTTTATAATGCTCTTCCTTGGCGTAATTTAAGCGTAAGAGAACCTTTGGATGAACTTTATTCTGATCATTGTAAACAATTTGGGTATTTTAGTGATGCATTCAACTCATCTAGTTGGGCCCAAGCGATACGTTCTGGTCTCAAAGCTGTTGACTCTTATCCCGGTACAAGTGGATCAGTTAACGAAAATTATTATTATAAAGCCGGCACTTATGCTGATGCTACAGCCTCATTCCACAAGATTAATAGAAATGGAAGATTACAGCCTTATCTTTCTGAATATTCTACATTTGAGTATACAAATACGCACGTGTTGTCACTTGATGGAGAAGATAATTATGCTAATATAGGCAGCCCCGAAACTTGGGATGCTATTATTGGAAATGATACTGCGGGGGGGTCTAATGAAACATACACTCTTTCTGCTTGGATTTGGGCTACGTCATTAGGCCATAGCGGAGGAGGTAGTTATCCGACAGTGTTTGATTTTGGGACTCAAGATATTTACTTTTTAATCGCTGCGACCGGCCGGTTATATTTCGGCCAGAAGTTTACCGGAGCGACGGGGATCTGGAAGACTGACGAAGACACTATTGAAACGGAGACATGGTACCACATCGCTGTTACTTATGACGCAACTGATCCCGATAATGATCCTAAAATATATGTTAATGGCGTATCAGCAACAGCGGCTGTACATGGTAGCCGAGCGACAGGGGACAATTTCGGCATTGCAGCTACTGATTGTTTTATCGGCCAACGTGCGGACGGATCGTTTAATTTTAGTGGTTATATCGATGAACCGAGCATATGGAATGGCGTTTTAACCGATTTAGAAATATTAGAAATTTATAATGGCTATTATCCGCCAGATTTTATTACAAGAAGAGGCGTGGGTAATTTAAGTAACCATTCAGCAGTTAGTAAGCTTGTTTCTTGGTGGAGAGTCGATACTTCGCCTGGAACTACTGAATTAACAGATGACCATGGTTCAAATGATGGTACACTAGAAGACTCTGCAATGCGCGTCAGTGCAACGGGAGACGCTGAGTTGCAGCCGGTAAAAACGTATGTTCCGCTGATTCATAAGCGATACGACAACTGGTTTGTCCAACACCAAATCCCACAAACCGATCTTCAATATGCTTGGATTACAGCAAGTGTTATAAATGGCTATACCGGTCCTGCAGCTTATGGTTTTGAGAAGCCTGATTTTAGCAATGCTAGTTTAGCTTCAACAGACCTTACGTTTGTAAGCGCGAGTTCTATTAAAAGCTTTGTGGTGCCTGGGCTGTACCCGCCGGGGGAGGGCCGTTTTTTTGCGAGTTCCGAGCCGGTGCCCGCCTTGTACCAATATCGCATCCCGGTGGACTTTGTTGGTTTAAACACTCTTGTATATGAACCTATTACATCTAGCACAAATGTGTTGGGATATCCGAGTTTAGAAGTGCCCGCCATCTCTACCGCGTTTTATTCTTATAGAGGTGGTTTAGTAAATTATTTATCATATAACGGTTCTATAAACATCCCGCAGAAATCAACATATATATTAAATGGACTACTCTTACACCGCCAAGGCCCATATGGTTGGCCTTCTTGGAAGCAAGTTCGTGGAGAGCAGCACCCAATTGTAAGAGCACATAGACAAGAAAATAGACTAAGTTATTTAGATCGAAAGGTCGTCTACTTTGACGACGGCACTTCGATAATAAACACTAGACAAATTGCTTCTGCAATTGAGCCTCCGATAACAAGCAAATTTAAGCCTTTGCGCCATAATTTAAAAGTAAAACTTAACGTCTCGCCGGCGCCCGGCACACCAGAAGCCATTGAAGCTGCGATTGCGGAGGCGCAGGGGATTTTCGCCCCCTCCCAGGATGTGAGCATTGATCATACGTATTTAAACAATCTAGCATATTTTACTGATCATGCTAGCGATGGCGTTAATTTAGATCAAAAGATTTTATCTAATCGCAACAAACCAATTACACAGCAAACACTGGATGCTATAAATTATTATTTATTGAGTGGAAAAGTCCCCAAACGTTTTAACCCTATAGCGGGATTTAGGTCTTTGCAAATAAAAGAAACCATTTACCCTAAAGGCCAATACACTTATTTATCCGGAACGCGCGCACGACTTTTATATCAAAATAATTATTGGAGGGATACAAGAGAAAATAGAAAATTGGATAGAGGATCTTTGGTAAACGATTTAAATAATCTTCAACCGTTTTTGCCTAGTCCCTTAGATGCTACATTGTTAGAAGCAGGAATGGGCATTTCGGCTAGTATTTGGCCTTTAGATGCTAGGTATAATTTTAGCACTGCTAGCCCCGGGAGAATTAAATCGGGAACTTTAGAAGGTCAGGCCGATATTGGTGATCTGGCCGATAGTTTACCAATTGTATCCGGAACGAGTGATATTGCTGGTATATTACAAAATGCTTCTATTCCTTATAGTTGCGATGTTTTTGTTAAACCGGCGCTCTTGCCTGGTTTTTCGCTTGGAGGAACACTTCTTCCTCAATATAATAGAAGAATTGCCGGTGTTATCCCACAAGATACTACTCATGAATATAAGTTTGGGGACACTAAGTGGGAAGCTGCAGATCAATCAGGAATTAAACCATTTTATGATACATATGCAGATTATGTCGATGATATAAAAAGAGTTGGCAAAGATCATGGAATATTGCCTGAGTTTAGAATATCAGAACACATGGACTTTTATTTAAATCAAAAAGGCGGCAATTTTTTAGCTAAGAATACCGCTTCGTTTACCATAACCGGCTCAGTAGTTTCTTCTAGCGCTCAAGGATCAACCTTTTATAAGAGGTATTCTCATACTGATTTTTTAAAGACATTTAGAATCGTTAATGGTGATTATCAACACATCGGCCGATCAAATAAAATAACTTTATCTGTTGATGCTTTAATTAAATTTTTACCTTATGATGGATTTTATCCCGCTGATAGAACAGTTCAATTAGCTAAATTATTTTGGGAAAGTTATACTGGCAGCATTGCTGTGACTGGTACGCTGTACCCTCTCAATTGCGAGCTGCCCTGTCCCACCACGAAGCAGCACAAGATCGGGGATGGGGTACCCCCCGAGTCGGCCAATTGGATTAATCCTGTTTGGAAATCACTTTTTGCCCCCGGCATATTATATAACAGTATTAAATCGGGCCTGGCGGTTGATTATCCGGTACATACTTCAAATAATGATGGGTTACCTATACAGATCAGTGGGTCTCCCAATCAGAGAAATGGCTATGGATTCTTAGAAGATATTCCCCGAATAGCAACATATTTTGATTATAGAGTGCCTTTTGAAGCCTTAGCAAACCCTGAAGGTTATATTGGCGGGGTGTCTATTATTAATAATGAGCCTCACCCCAGCGCAAGTTTTGATTTAACAGCTTCTCTCGCAACTTCTGGAAAAAATAATTATAAACTAGCTATGAATAACTTTTTAGCGTCTACGATTCAGTTTTTCAAGACCAACGGTAAAATGACCACATTAATTTCCAGACCTCTGGAACAAGCATTTGATACTGATAAAGAATATGTGATGCGAATTGTTTGTCACGCCCACGGCCCATATACGCGGTTTGCGGATTTAGCTAACTATTTTACAGCCGATGGCCTCACTGAGAGATGGTGCTCTGCGTCATACATTTTTAACCCACCGAGTCTGGTGATGTATGCTCAAACGGGAACTTTGACAGGAGATTTATATTCTGTTCCGCCTTCACAGGCTGATTATTATGGTTCGGCTTTTGGTCCTCCTATACAAGATGAGAGTATGGCGATCAAATTCCCCGAAGGCCTGGGCAACCGCGGCGCTTTGTTTGGAAGCGCTTCGTATGGAGCATTTACACCGCCTTATTATGATGGATATAGTCATATAGAACTAACTTATAAGCCCACATTTGCTGAGCAATCATTAGAGGAAATTATGACTGAGTTAAGAGCGACCGCGACCTACTTCAGATTTCCGCAGACGATGGATTACCTGCCCGATGAACCCGGGTCGGTGATCAAGAGCTTGATGAATATTACTGCTAGTATAAATTGGGACACAGTAATAAAACAAAAAGAAGTAACTTTTGATGCAACTGGTAATCCTGTTTTCGTCGGAGGCGATTCCGCCGGGGACACGCATGTTTGGGTTATTCAGCCAAAATGGGAAACTCCTGTTCTTAATTTTAAAGACGTCGAAGTTACTTTACCTCTTACTGGGTCTGGTTCGGTGGCGAGAGGAATGTGGCATCAGTATGGCTCAATTCCAAAAAGCTCTGATGAAGGCATTTTCTTACAAATTCAAGATTTAGATCCAACTGAATATGGAGCTAACAATCCTCACTTAACAGCTTCTTTAGCAGATATATTAGGATTCAAAAAAGAGCCTGTTGCTATTGGGAAAATAGCAGAAACAAAAACTATTTCAGAAGCAATTGTTGCTATACCATTTTATAAAAGACAAGGGAAACAGATTTTCTTTACTATTCCATCGCAAACTATAGAGCTTGCTGAAGCTGTTATTAATAAGACTAGTGATTCAGCCCTGTACAAGAACATAATTGCTAACCATCCAGATTTAAAGCCAGATCTGGCAGTGATAGAGATGGTTAAAAAAATGAAAAAATTTGTTATTCCGCCAAGATATGACTTTATATCTAATAAGCCGGCGCCAACCAATAGTAATAAGCCATTTGCTATGTTTATTTTTGACTTTAATGTTGATTTAGATCAACAAGATTTAGCAAATATTTGGCAGAATTTAAGTCCGGATATAGCTACAACAGCTCAAATACGAAACGCTTCTCTTCCGGCTAGTATTTTTGCTGCTAGTGATGAGAAAGGTACCGGCATGATGGAGTCAGATCTGTTCCAGCTGGGCGCAGACAATGTTCAGTGGTTGGTGTTTAAGGCAAAACAGCGCGCCGCATATAATTACTTTGCAATGACTGCTGATTCAGCCCATGATACGAACTTTACATTTGGTTTTGACATCGGTGATCCAGTTGGAGAAAAAAACTTTACACCAAATTATAG